GGTGCTTGACGAATGTGGAACAGTCGGGCAAGGTGCTTTCCGTTCCACCAAACCTATGAACCTCATCAAGCTCCTCCTCCTCGCCGCGCTGATCGCCACGGTCATCGTCTTCTTCGCCGAAGGCCCTGACCTCCTCACCATCATCGACCAGCACTAAGACTTCCCACCCACCATGCCCAACGCCAACCACCCCTACACCGAAACGCTGACCTTCGCCGGTCGCGTCCTCCCCCTCAAGCGCCCGATGGCCGAGTATGCCGCCCGACGCCTTCAGGCCATCCTCCCGCAGATCGCCGCGCTCAACGCCGCTGGCAAGTCGCAGGCCGATGCCGCCGCCGCCCTGGACACGACTGTCTGCACCCTCCGCCAGTGGCTCGACATCACCGGGACGCAGTGGGTCAACCTCAACCGCCGCGGCCCCTACCGCCGCCAGAAGTAATGCGTTACCTCTCCGTCTGCTCCGGCATGGAGGCCGCGTCCGTCGCATGGCATCCACTCGGCTGGACTCCTGTCGGCTTCTCCGAAATCGAACCCTTCCCCTGCGCTATCCTCAAACACCGATTCCCCAATACTCCTAACTATGGCTCACTCACCGAATACCAATCATGGCCCCTCGAACCCGGAGCAATCGACCTTCTGGTCGGAGGCACACCTTGCCAGTCCTTCTCCGTCGCTGGACTCCGCAAAGGACTTACCGACCCAAGGGGCAACCTCGCCCTCACCTTTCTTGGGTTGGCTGACAAACTCAAGCCCCGCTGGATCGTCTGGGAAAATGTCCCCGGTGTCCTGTCTTCAAACGGAGGACGGGATTTTGGTTCCTTCGTCGGGGCGTTGGGGCAACTCGGCTATGGGTGGGCCATGCGAATCCTGGACGCTCAACACTTCGGAGTACCCCAGCGTCGTCGTCGAGTCTTCGTTGTCGCGTGTCTTGGAGACTGGCGAGCTGCCGCCGAGGTTCTATCTCTCCGCGAAGGCTTGCGCGGGTATTCTGAGAAGGGCCGAGCGACGCGGAAAGAAGTTACCGGAACTCTTAGCAGCCGCTCTTCGGCAGGCGGCGGCCTAGGCACGGACTTCGACTGTGCTGGAGGAGTCCAGCCTGTCTACCGCAAGTCCAAGCGAGCCTGCTCCACGACCGACAACGAGACTTGGGTTCCCGCCGACGCCAGCAACACGCTGAACAACTTCGACCTTGGAGACACCCGGACGACCCATGCGGTTGTTCAGCCTGTCGCATGGACGCAGAACCAACGCGAGGAAGTCCGTCTGCTCGGCGATAAGGTCGGGGCCATTGCCCTGCCCGGAACGCACCAGACGAACTACATCGCCGAGCCAAAGGTCTATGAGAACCACGCTCAAGACTCCCGCGTCACTGGCCCTCTTGAGGTAGCCCCTACTGTCGCCGCCAAGTTTGGAACAGGCGGAGGCAATGTCCCTCTCGTCGGCGCTATGGCCGTCCGCCGCCTCACTCCAGTCGAGTGCGAACGCCTGCAAGGTTTCCCCGACAACTGGTCACGCATCAGCTGGAAGGGCAAGCCCGAGGAGCAATGCCCCGACGGCCCGCGCTACAAGGCCTGCGGCAACTCCATGGCCGTGCCGGTCATGCGCTGGATCGGTGAGCGCATCGCCGCCGTCAACTCAACCCTTCCTTCCCATGCCTGACCCATCCCACCGCCCCTACAATCCCATGCACATCATCCGACCCGACTCCCTCCCTCGCCTCTGGTGGCTCTTCCCCTGGAGCATCGCCCGTCAGCTGCACAAGAACGCCGTGGCCCTCCGCGAGATGGCTGACAACCAGTCCACGACCATCACCAATCAGGCCAACATCCTTGGCCGATACATGGATGAGAACCGCAACCTGAAGGCCGAGGTCACCCGGCTCTCCCACTCCCGCGAGCATTGGATCGCCAAGCACGACCGGGCCTACGCCGTCGCCATGCACAACGAGCGAGTCATCGCCGACATGGAAAGCCGTATCATCCGCGGCGCCATCACCCCCGACGCTTACCCCCATGAGTAGTTTCCGCCACTTGGACGGCATGATCGCCCTGCTCTCCGAGGTATATGAAATCAATGAGCGAATCCTGACGGGTGATATTTGCAGTAACAAGACCGCCATCCAGTCCGACCGGATGAAGAAGCTGCTCAACCATTACCACGAGGCCCTGAGCGAAGACGGCGCCGCTAAGATCTCGCTCCAGGCTTACGCCGCCGCCGGTGGCTGGGTCGGCATCACCTACTCCTACGAGCTCGACGGCTTCGAGGTCGCCGGATCACAAGTCCCTCGACGCGTATGATTAAGCCCATGCGCCCATTCTCCATCGTCGCCCTGCTGCTCCTCGGCTTCAACGCCGCGGCCGCAGCTGAGGCCACCCTGCTGGAATGCATCGCCATGGTCGAGTCCGGCCAGAACCGCAAGGCCGTCGGCAAGGCCGGAGAGCGGGGTATGTATCAGGTCGGGAAGGCCGCTTGGGACGACGCCAACGAGCGCCTCAAGCGGGAAGGCCACTATCATTACCAGTTCAGCAAGTGGCGCAACCCGACCGCCCAGGACATGATCGCGGCCGCCCACCTCCGCACGATCCGCGACAACTTCAAGCGCATCGGCAAGCCCGACCCGACCCCCGAACAACTCGCCCTGGTCTGGAACGTGGGCTGGTCAGGAGCCGTCTCCCGGCGATTTGCCCCGAACGACTACGCCGAACGCGTGGCCAACCTTTTCCGCTTGTCCTCGGCCAAGCCCCGATAAAGGGTCTTGCCGTGGCTCATCTCATCGTGGCAATCGACCCTGGCGTAAACGGCGGCATCGTCTGGTCGGCAGACGGCGACCCTGTCGAGTGCGCGAAGATGCCGTCGTCAGACATCGAGGTCTGCCAACTCCTCGCCGATCTCAGCTGCAAGGCCAAGGACGTAAGCCTCTACCTCGAGGAGCCGCCCCTCTTCGCGGGTAAGAACATCCCCGGCTCTGCCATCGGCAAACTGATGTGGAACACCGGCGTTCTCTACGGCGCCGCCGTCGCCATGGGCTGGAAGATTCACCGCATCCGCCCGGCCATCTGGCAGAAGACGCACACCTGTGGCACGAAGGGCGAACTGACCACGACCCAGTGGAAGAACAAGCTCAAGGCCCGCGCTGCCGAACTGTTCCCCTCCGTCGACGTCACCCTCTGGAACGCCGACGCCCTCCTCATCTTCGACTCCGCCACCCGCGGCGCCATCAACTAATCTCCCCATGAAGAAAGACTCCAAACTTCCGACTGAATACCGCATCATCGCGGACTCGTCATACATCGTATTACCCGATCAGAAGGTGGCCCGCCTCCTGACCCCCACCGTCCGCAACGGCGTGACCTACTACAACCTTTTCGTCCCCGACTACACGCGGATGTCCCTCGCCGACATCGAGGCCACCATCAAGGCCGGTGAAGTCACTAAGGCCGACGCCACCAAATAATCTCCACCATGAGCAAACAGCCCACATCCTCCGCCACCGCCTCCCTCGTCCAAGCGCTCGCCGCCCTGGACAACGTGAAGGCCAACAAAATCAACCCCGCCTTCAAGGCCAAGTACGTCTCCCTCGACGCGCTGCTCGACGCCATCAAGCCGGTGCTGCTCGACCACGACCTCGCCCTGATCCAGACGCTCGTCAGCCAGGAGGGCAAGGTCGGCGTGTCCACCGCCTTCCTCCACAGCTCCGGCGAACGCTTCGAGTTCGGCACCCTGCTCGTCAAGGCCGAGGGACTGACCGCCCAGCAAATCGGCGGAGCAATTACTTATGTGCGTAGAATGTCTATCCAAACGGCCTGCGGCATAAGTGTCGACAGCGACACGGATGGAAACGACCTGCCTATGGCCTCTGGCTTCCGTTCTGCGGCCTCCGCACCTTCCGCCCATGCCTTCTCCCCCACCCCCCGCCCCCTGACCAAATGAGCAAGCCTGACTTCGACCCCTTCGACCCGGTGAACGCCGCCATGCGTCACCTCCACAACCAGAACCTCGCGTCGGCTGCCGAAGCCCGC